TATGGTGGCTAAAGAGTTGAAAGAAAATTATATTAAACCCCATGGCCTAGTTTTAAGTATTGATGAGTATAAACCATCGCGTACTGAAGGTTCAAAACAAGATAGGATTGCGTCTGTTCTTGAACCAAGATATGATAATATGATGGTCTGGCATTACCAAGGCGGTAATTGTCAAATTCTTGAAGATGAATTGGTATCTGCTTATCCTCCACATGACGATATTGCTGATGCATTAGCATCCGTCGTTGGAATTCTAGTAAAACCAACAAACGCTCATTACCGGGCTTCTTCAGCCAATATTGATAATAGTAAGACACTATGGCATCCTAGGTTCGGTGGAAGAGCTTATTAGAAAAGAAAGAGAGAGAGAAACATTTATGCCTACACTATTTTCAACCCCCGTTGATGTGATCCCTGTTTTGTACAAAAATTTCTTCGGTATTCGCAGGAAATCCCCAAATTCTACGTTCCCGGCGCGCCCGTCAGTCGTCCCGAAGAACCCATCAAGGCTGGCCCCACGCAGGGCGAATTCACCACTGCGAAATCCGAAACGTAGTGGGCTGGCACCGGCATCATCGACTCGGCCACGACCGAAGCCTCTTCGTGCGGTTCCTCCGGGGCCTACCATTGATATTGCTGCTGGCCCCTCTCTAAATCCGACTACTACTGTGTCTACTTCTACGAGGCCGAAACCTAGGCCCTCAACGAGGAGGACTGCAACTCGTACTCGACGTGAGACTACTCGAACGAGGCGTCGTGCGACCCCTAATCGTACTACTAGGCAGGTCAGGAGGCCTACCACTAATCGGACTACAAATAGGAGGGCACCTGCCAGACGTATGAGCAGAGAAGAGCGCCTTCGTCGTGAACGAGCTAATAGAGATAGGTAAATAATGGCTAGGGGAACAGTCCTCGACCTAGAAAATACTCTTCAGCCTGATAACCTGGCTTCCAATATATCTAATCTTTGGAACAAATGGAATTCAGCCAGAGAACCTTGGCTCCTTCAGAAGAAGGAGCTAAGGAATTATATATTTGCGACTGATACAACCACGACCTCAAACAAACAACTGCCATGGTTTAACTCTACTACATTCCCGAAGATCACACAAATTCGTGATAATCTTCACGCGAATTACCATGCTGCTCTTTTTCCCTCTTCTAATTTTTTGAAGTGGGAGGGTGATAGTCCCGACGATAATACTGAAAGAAAAAGAACGGCTATCACAGCTTATATGAAAAATAAAATGAGACAGTCTGGTACAATTGATACCTTGTCTCAGCAAATTTATGATTATATTGATTGGGGTTTGGTTGTAGGAAAGGTTGGATTTAAGCAGGAATTTAATAAGCAACCGGATGGCACTGTCATACCGGGATATATTGGACCTATCCTTGAACGGATATCGCCGTTTGATATTGTGTTCAATCCTACGGCAGAGTCTTTTGAAGCATCTCCTAAGATTATTCGAGAGATTAAATCTATGGGGGATGTAGCTAAAGAAGTAAAGAATGGTAATGACCCTGCTTTGCAGACTCTGTGGAAGAGACTGAGAGAGAACCGAAAAGCAGTCAGTGGTGTTAGTGATAACCAAATTAAGAAATCTGATGGTTATATTGCAGACGGTTTTTCATCTATTTCTGCGTATTATCAAAGCGGTTTCGTAGAATTCCTAACATTTTATGGGAGTATTTATGATGAAGCCAACGATAATTTCCTAGAAAATAGAATTATAAAAATCGTCGATAGGGCGTATATTTGGTCGGATAAACCTTTTGACTCTTGGCTTGGAAATGACGGAATTTATGCCACTGGTTGGCGTCCTAGACCAGACAATCTCTATCCGATGGGTCCTCTGGATAATCTAGTTGGCCTTCAGTACAGACTTGATCATCTAGAAAATATGAAGGCAGATGTTTTTGATCAGATTGCCTTCCCACCTCTTAAGGTTAGAGGTGATGTAGAAGATTTTGAATGGGCTCCGGGGGCTAGGATTTACCTAGGAGAGGGTGATGTAGATTTCTTGCATCCAGACACAACCGCTTTGAATGCTGATTTTCAGATTGATATTTTGGAAAGACGCATGGAAGAGTTGGCTGGGGCTCCTCGTCAAGCTATGGGTATTAGAACACCCGGAGAAAAAACTGCTTTTGAAGTTCAGACTCTTCAGAATTCGGCTGGGCGTATTTTTGAGCATAAAGCTGCGCATTTTGAGCGCACATATGTTGAAAAAGTAGTGAATGGTATGCTCGAAGTAGCTCGTCGAAATATGAAAATTGCTGATGTCGTTAGGACTTTTGATGACGATACCGGCGCTACTTTGTTTTTAACTGTGACACCGGAAGATATTGCGAGCAAGGGTAAGATTGTACCGATTGGTGCGCGACATTTTGCCGAAAGAGCCTTGAGGTTGCAAAACCTTGCGACAATTGTCCAGATTAAAGCTGATCCTACTATTGGTGTTCACCTTTCTGGTAAGGAAATTGCGAGGATTATCGCCGAAGAACTGGATGAACCGGGATTGTATGGTGAAAATATTGCGATTTCCGAGCAGCAGGAAACTGCTAGGTTCACAGAAGAGGCTTCAGTTGTTCTACAAACTGAGCAAGCACAGGCTGCAGATATAGGATTGATTTGATGGTACTAAAGATTGCAAAAGAATCTACGCGCTTTAGGCGAAATCCTAGAGGTAGGAGGAAAAGTAAGCGTACTGCTCAAATGTTTGGTACTTCCTCTCAAATGGGGGCGTTTCATAATCCTAATATGCGGTTGAATAGAAGGGTTTCAACTCAGTACGTAAAAGTTAATAGAGGTATTTCTAATGCTAAATTTGTCAGACCAGTAAAAGACCGCAGGATTGATAAGGCAATGCCTTAATGATCAAGTTAGTAGGTCTTTTACTGATTGTAATTGGGTTGGTGGGTCTTAGGCTTTCTCGTCTTCTATTAAAGCTTTTGTTCTACAATCCAAAAGGATACGACAAACCTCTATCTGACAACGATATTATTCATATCGTACAGAGATTATAAATGACTAGCACAGTTTTTTATAAAGGAGCTAGAACTGAAGAAGAGAAAGATCGGGTCAATGGTATTTTGGCTCGTTCTCTTCCCGGTTTGGAGCTTCTTGCAGAAGTACTCAAAGATCGTTTGGACCTTGTTGTACCGTCAAATGACTACGATACCAGTGGTAATTGGGCGTACAAACAAGCAGATCGTAATGGGTACAATCGAGCGATAGAGCACACCATAGCTCTAATCAAGTCCATTAGTATTAATAGAGAGTGATCAATTGAGCATTTTTAATGAAGACACGGCGACAACCGCTACGTCACAAGAAACTACTGAGGCAGATGCTACTACTCAGACCACGAGTGAAAAATCTGCTGCACCTGCTGAAACTCAGGATAAGAAGACCACCTCAATCTTTGAGTCTCTAGTAGGCGAAGGCCGAAAGTTCCGAGATGCGGAGGCTTTGGCACGAGGAAAAGCTGAGGCTGATAGGTATATCGAGTCTCTGAAAGAAGAACTTGCACAAACTAGAAGTGCTTTGGAGACGAGAATGGCACAGGAAGAACTTTTGGAAGAAATTAAGAAGGCTGCGCTTGGTACTGGCGATACTAGGGAGAGTACCACTGATAGAGGCACTCATACCGAGGGTCATATTGGTTCTGCTGATGAACTCGAAAGTCTTATTGAAAAGCGGCTCAGTGCTTTTGAAAGAGAGCGAGCCGCAAAAGAGCGTCTGGCTGCAGTCGAAAATTCTCTAAAGGGAGAATTTGGGGATAAGGCTGGGGATTTTGTAAAGGCTAAGGCTGCCGAATACGGTATGTCTATGTCAGATATGGAAGACCTCGCTGTTCGGTCCCCTAATGCATTCCTCTCTCTTATGGGAGTTAAGTCTTCGAGTCAGGTAAATAACAGTGATACAGAGACTAAACGACAGAATTCTGAGTCTGTTTCTGGTACTCTTGCAGCGCAGTCTGGTAAGCGTGATTGGAACTATTATAGTAAACTGCGCCGAGAAAATAAGAAGAAATTCTTTTCACCAGAAATCCAAACGCAAATGATGCAAGATCGTCTTAGTATGGGCGAGGAATTTTTCGGTACCTAAACCAAGGGTATTTTAGTTTAGGCCATATCACTGTGTTAGCTCTTATTAAGAATAATCGTTTTTAACATTAGTAACAGAAAGAGAACAAGATATGGCTTCTCAGACTACTATTAATACTTCTAATCTTATTAGGAGTCAAATTTATACTGCTGAACTGAAGGAAATTCTTCAGGATCAGCTTATGGCAATGACGTATGTCAACTGGCTTACTGATTTTCCTGATGGTGATCAGTTCATCATTCCGTCTATCGGTCAGGCAGTTGCTTATGATTATCAGGAAAATGATCGTGTCCAGTATCGTTCTCTGGATACCGGCCAGTTTCCGTTCACTATTACTGAGTATGTTGCTTCGGCTCACTCGATTTCTAAGAAGACTATGCAGGACTCTTATCTTGCAGAGCGTCTTATGGCCGAGTATGTCCCTGCTCAGGAGCGCGCTATTCTTGAGCATCTTGAAGCCAACGTACTTGATCTACAGTCTAAGCAGACGGCTGGCTCGACTAACCTTATTAATGGCCGTAAGCATCGCTTCGTGGCCACTGGTACTTCAGGTGTTATTTCTCTGAATGATTTCGCCTATGCTAATCTGGCTCTTAATGTGGCGAATGTACCGGCAGTTGGTCGTGTGGCTATTGTTAGCCCTGAGACTGAGTATGTTATCAATACTCTTACCAACATTGTGAATGTTTCCAACAACCCGATGTGGGAAGGTATCGTTGCCGACGGTATCGCCACCGGTATGCGGTTCTCTAAGAACATTTACGGTTGGGACATCTGGGTGTCTAATCGTCTTTCGACCATTACTTCGGAGACCCTTGAGTCCACGAATATCGCTGGTTACAATGCTTGTCTGTTCTTCTCTACTGCTGCCAATCCTTTTGTTGGTGCTTGGCGTCAGCAGCCGGAAGTTGAGATTAAGTGGGATATGGACGAGCAGGCCAATAAGTTCCTGACTACGGCTCGCTATGGTGTTGATCTGATCCGTCCTGAAAGTCTTGTGACGATCATGACTAACCCGTCTGCCGTTTAATATTATTTAAGAAAGGAAGAATTAATGGCTACTAATCAGTGGGTCAATAATGATGGGCTTATTGTCCATTTTGGCCGAGGACTTTCCCGAGAGGTAAATCAGAATTTTGGTCCTGTCGAATTCCGTGGTCTTCGTTATATGATCATGGATTGGGCTTATGATAAGCTCCCGACGTTTACTGCGGACCTTGATAATGATGGTACTCTGGATGGGTTTACCGAAGAAGATGCTTTCATTCCTTCGGGCTCTCTCATTACGAGTGCTTGGACTCTTGTTAAGACTGCTTTTGCAGGTGGTACTTCCTATGAAATGGGTCTGTACCAGAAGGACGGTACTGTAATTGACGCCGGTGGTATTGATACCGGTGTTCTGACTGCCGCCCTCGCTGCTAACTTGGCTGTCATTAACAACGGTGCTTTGGTTGGTGGTACTGGTCTTGTTACTGCGAACGCTTACCCTGTGTTCGCTGCAACTGGTACCTTTACTGCCGGTGAAGCTCGCACCGTTATTGAGTTCGTGTCCCCTTAAGGGCTAACCGAAAGGTGGGGGGCGAAAGCCCCTCACCACAACAATTATCAACTTTAATTATTAGTGAGGCTATTAAATGGCTGTCGGTGAAGTTTCTCATAATGGTCTGACCGACCCTAATCTTCATGAGCCAAAAGGTATAGCAGCAGCTAATGCTAATGAAATTTATCTTTCTAATGGTGCTGGATCAGGTACTTGGACTGATGTTTCTTCTTTGATTAGTATTCAACCCTATCTTTTTACCGGGACTGGCACACCAGAAGGTGTGGTTACTGCTAATATTGGTAGCTTGTTCCTACGGCAGGATGGAGGGGCGTCTACTACTTTATATGTCAAAGAGTCTGGCACTGGTAATACTGGATGGGTGGCTAAGTAATAACCATGAAACTAACGCTTCTACAGATAGTGCAGAGTATTCTTAGTGATGCTGATGCCGATGAAGTAAACACTATTAATGAAACAGTAGAAGCGGAACGTGTCGCTTCAATTGTTCGTGATGTTTATTACGAGATAACGTCACCTAGGAATATTCCAGAACTGATGAAGATAATGCAGCTTTGGAATATTTCAGACAGCAATTACCCTAATTATCTTGTGATACCTGATGGCGTATCAAACATCCAATGGGTTCAGTATAATATTTCGACGACCAAAGAGTCAGATACAAATACTGAATATGATTGGAGAACCTTAACTTATATGAAGCCTACTG